AAAAAGAAATTAAGAAGAAAACCCTTGCAAATACAAGGGTTCAAAAATTTTAAAATAGATTAGTCGAATTCATAGACTAACAGTAAAATAACTGTTTCTACCTCACCAAAACCATCCATCATTTTCTTCAATAGCTTGGGCTTCTTTGCGTTTTCGTGGGCCTGTTCCGTACATTTCTGCTTCGATTTCTTCCTTGGTTGGCATGATAGAAGCTAGGATGATATAGATAATCACCCCAAGTCCAAAGTTTGCAACTGTAAAAATGGCAAACAGAAAACGAACAAGGGTAACATCAAAGTTCCACTTGTCTGACAGACCTGCCAGAACTCCTGAAATCATGCGATTTCGTCTCATTTTATAAAATTTACTGTTCATGATTTTTCCTCTTTCTACTAGGTTAGACACAGTATATCACGGGTAGGCTCGGCTTTCATCAGTCCTCAGGCTGATTTATTAGTAGCAATTTACCTTGACAAAGTCCACATCGATAGCGTTTGGTATCAATCTTTCTCTTGCGCTGATACCTTTGCTGGCAGGATTGACAACGATAAAGCTTGATTGGCTTGGAGTGACTATTTGTCAAGGAGGGCACAAAGCGTAATCCATCAACTGCTTTCAAAAGTTCCTTAAAATCCCTATCCTTGTGTTGATAGCCCTTCCCTTGAAAATAGAGGTGATAATGACAGAGTTCATGTCGGACAATTTTCCTAAAAACATCCAAACCCAGTTCCTGATAAACCTTGGGATTAAAATCCAAATGCCCATCTTTTGGGAAAAATCGCCCACCTGTAGAACGCAGACGAGAATTCCACTGGGCTTGATGGATAAAAGGTCTCCCGAAGTCTTCTAGCGAAACTTGCTTGACGTACTCAGTCAGATTCATTTGGAGCGAGGAACGACAGATTGACTTTTTCACGTTCAGTATCAATTTTCTTAACCCAAACGGTTACCAAATCTCCGACAGATACCACTTGACTAGGGTGTTTGATAAACTTCCGACTCATATGGGAAATATGAATCAATCCGTCCTCGTGAATCCCGATATCAACGAAGGCACCGAAGTCAACGACGTTACGAACCACACCTTCTAGCTTCTGACCAACCACTAAATCCTTGATATCTAGGACATCTTGGCGAAGCACAGGTGCGTCAAAGGAATCACGGAAATCTCGACCTGGTTTGAGAAGGTCTGCAATGATATCTTTAAGAGTTTCTGGGCCAAGGTCTAGCTCTTGCGCCATTTCCTTGACTGAAAGCGACTTGAGTTTGCTTTGAGCTTCTTCATTCAGATCCTTGATGTCTAAGCGTTTGAAGAGTTCCTTAACGGCAGCGTAATTTTCTGGGTGAACTCCTGTATTATCAAGAATATTGCTACTTTCAGGGATACGAAGGAAACCAGCTGCCTGCTCAAAGGCCTTAGCCCCCAAACGAGGAACTTTCAGAATTTGAGCGCGTGAAGTGATTTTTCCTTCTTCCTCACGATATTTGACGATATTTTCAGAAATGGTTTTATTGAGTCCAGCAACGTGGGAAAGAAGAGCTGGACTGGCCGTATTGATGTTGACACCAACTTGGTTAACCACCGTATCCACGACAAAGTCCAAACTTTCAGACAATTTTTTCTGGCTGACATCGTGCTGGTATTGGCCAACACCAATTGACTTAGGATCGATTTTGACCAATTCCGCAAGAGGATCTTGCAAACGACGGGCGATAGAAATAGCTGAGCGTTTTTCGACGGTTAAGTCTGGAAACTCCTGACGAGCAAGTTCACTGGCAGAGTAGACCGAAGCACCACTTTCATTGACAATAACATAGCTGACTTCAGGGAAATCTTTCAGAACTTCCGCTACAAAAGCTTCACTTTCACGACTGGCCGTTCCGTTTCCGATAGCAATAATTTCCACGCCGTATTGACCAATCAAGTCTACCAAATCTTTCTTGGCTTCTTCTATTTGACGAGCTGATGCTGGTTTGACAGGGTAAATAACCTGAGTTGTCAGCATTTTTCCTGTTGCATCAACGACAGCTAGCTTGGCACCTGTACGAAAGGCTGGGTCAAATCCTAGAACCACGCGCCCTTTTAGAGGAGCAACCAAGAGAAGATTGCGCAGGTTGTCAGAAAAGAGCTGGATAGCTCCTTCTTCCGCTTTCTCAGTTAATTCTGTCCGAATACGACGCTCGATAGCAGGCAAGACTTTTTTCTTAACAGATTGCTGAACCACTTCATCAATATAAGCATTTTTCACCTTGAAACGAGCTGCAAAGAAGGCAAGAATGCGGTCCGTCGCATGTTCAAAACCGACCTTCAAGACACCTAGCTTCTCCCCACGATTGAGAGCCAAGGTACGATAACTCTGCATAGTTCCAACCGTCTCTGAAAAATCATAATAAATCTGAAAAGCTTGTTTTTCATCAAGACTTTCATCCTTGACTTGGGAAGTGAGTTTAGAGTGTCTCAGCACTTCCTGATAAGTCATAGCACGTAAATTTACATCTTCCGATAAGGCTTCGACCAAGATATCAACTGCACCAGCCAAGGCTTCCTTCCCAGTCGCAAATCCTTCACAGACGAACTTTTCTGCCTCCTTCTCTAAGTCAGTTACATTCTGCAAAATCAGGCGAGCAAGAGGAAAGAGTCCAGCTTCACGGGCAATGGTTGCCTTGGTCCGACGTTTTTCCTTGTAAGGAAGGTAGAGTTCTTCTACGTCTGCTAATTTTTCGGCAGCTAAGATAGCTTCCTCCAATTCCTTGGTCAACTTGCCTTGTTCTTGAATCTTAGCTAAAACAGCTTCCTTACGGTCGTTGAGATTTGTCAGACTTTTATCCAAGTCGATAATGGCCTTAATCGCCACCTCATCCAGACTACCAGTCATATCCTTGCGATAACGCGCGATGAAGGGAATTGTCGCCCCTTCAGCTGTCAAACTTAGAACGGTATCGATTTGCTTTAACGTCACTCCCAAATCTTGGGAGATTTTTTCATATTTTTTATCCATGAAACTATTATACCACAAGCTAATATTATTCAAATTATCTCTAACAATTTTAAAACATAAGTTGGTGAATAAATTTGCTTCACTTCAATATTCTATTTATTGAGAAGGTTTCAATTTAAAATTCTACTAGATTACAAAAGAATCTATGAGTAATTTCACTGTTTTTATTTTTTACAAAACGCTCTATAAAGCTATTTGTTGAAGTTAACAAATCAATTTTCAGAGCAAATAAAAAACCGCAAGCCTGAGCCTGCGGTGAGTGTAATCTATTTTGAAATTTTGAAACAAAAAAGGAGCATTTAAGCTCCCCTCCTTTGAAATAACGGACACTTGGCTGGTCGGTGTACCCAGCATCTCAGATACCTTTTTCAAGGTGCGGCAGGAACCTTTCTGCCCTCAAATGTCTTTCGTTAATGTTATTCTAGCACCATCTACTTTTTTTGTCAAACTTTCTCAATCTACCAGACTTGATACGACTTTGTAACTTGAAATCTTGTAAGCGATACATGGTCGGAACATAAAAGAAATCGCCACTTTTATGTAACTTGATGGCAACGAGAACATTATCATCAAATCTTTTTACATATTCAAAACTAGCGTCTTTCTCTCGTGGATTGACCCCAACAAAATCTGGACTTCTTAGTATGAGTTCCAAGTCTTCAATATGATGGATCACATCATTATGATGGCGTTTCAACATATGGCTTCTCAAACCTTCTTTGTTGACCTTGATTTCGCTTGCTTCAAGAACAATATTAAAAATTTCTTTTACTTCATCGGTAACCTGACCGATTTTTTCATGTTCCATAATTTCCTCCGTTACTTCATAACTATTATATCACATTTTATTTTGTCGTAATAAGCCCATCTGGCTCAACTGTGAATTCTGGCTTATCTGCCATTGTTCCGTCTGGGTTGATGTAGTACCAGCCTTGACCTGCTCTGACGAATTCATTAGATACCATGTTGCCGTCTTTGCTGTCGAGGTAGTACCAAGTGTCCTTGTACTTGACCCAGCCTGTCTTCATGGCACCTTCTACATCGAAATAGTACCACTTCTCAGCAATCTTCTTCCAACCTGTCGCCATTTCTCCTGAGTTATCAAACCAGTACCAGTTGCCGTCTGTGTGCTTCTTCCAACGATCTGCAAGCATGTAGCCTGAGCCGTCGAAGTAATACCAGGTTCCGTTGATTTTCTCAAACTTGTCTTTTGGATAAGAACCATCTTCTCGAACGTACCAGTAGCCAGTATCACTCTTCTGCCAGCCTGTTTCGGCGCCTAACCCGTTCTCAATGTCTCGCTTAAACTGTTCACGGCTAACACCCCATTTCGCAAGATAAGGATACGGGTCGACGTGGTCGCTACTGTTATCCGGCTGGTTATTGGTACAGTATTCGTGCGTCTTGATACCTGCTAGGTCGTCTGTATCAAGTGTTTTCGGCAATCCTGCTTCGTCCGCAAGATTTCGCAAAAGCGGAACGTATAACCTGTAATCACGGTCGAATTCTTCTTGTGTCTTATGGCTTTCAATCAATTCAACTGCTGCATAAGTCTCAGCATTCCAACCGCCACCAACGTCCCAAGATCCGTTGTTTACAGGACCTACCTGCATAACACGACCGTTACCAACGACATGAGAAAAGAACCCTAGTTCAGGGTCCTTTCTGTAGTGGTAGTCTGCTTCATTTTGAGCAGTTGAGTTACGGTTTCCAGTTGAGTGGGCGTGTACTTGTCGATAAGGCTGCACCCCAACCTGTGGCAAATCCGTGCGTAGTCTACTTGTATCGATATCCATTACTCTTGTCCTTTCCAAGCGTCATTCATCTGCTTCACTGCCGACTCTACAAAGGTGTCTAGATCCTTGTCAGTCATGCTGATGTTGTATTTTGTAAGTTCAGCTCGGACTTTATCACGAGCTTGCTCTAGCTTTTCATCACCTTTATAGCCTGTCTCAGCTGCTACCTGCTCCACGGCATGAACTGCATTTTTAGCTAGGATTTCAGCGATTTTTACCGCTTTTTCTCCACCTTTTCGCAAAAGGTAGTCTTTCACTGCTTTTACAATACTGCCTGTTGCCACTGCTAAAAAGCCTGTCGCAAAAGCAATAATAAATTCATTAAATTGTGTCATGTTTTTTCCTTTCTTTATGGCAATGTTGTTGGCCATGCTTCATCTGTCAAGTATGATATGGCACCTACACGGATATCAGTAACATCTTTACTTGTTGGAATATTTTCATTAAACGTAAAGTGAATGAAGTTTGAATCTGATTTACCGCCAACATAAAAAATTCCATATGGCGCCCCACGGTCATCAAATATGTTACCTATAAGTGAACTCTCACTTCTGAACCCTTCTGGAATTTTATCTGGTTGTAAAACACGTACTCCTCTAGTTCCATTTTGACCTACGTAACCAACACCACCACGCCTAACTATTCCAAACAGCCCTCTATCAAGCCCACCGAATTGATAAGTAACTAGATTGTTAACACGTCTGATTTTCACGAATGAATTACCAAACTTTGAAACTGAATCAAGTGTCCTCCATCCAGTATCACCAATCAGAACCTTCCAGCCCGTGTTACCATTTCCGCTCTCTTTAATCCATTTCAGAGCGCCATTCGTGGCATTGACATCTACATAGGTCGTACCGATTTCGGCTGTGATACGGCCTTCTGGTGAGCCTGTACCACGAATTTCAACACCTACGTTTTCAGGTATCGGAAGAGTGACATTATTACCCCCAGCGATGCTGAGGGTATTTCCTGCCAAGGTCAGTCTTGGTTCAGGCTTTTGATTCAGTACCTTCACATCACTAGCAACCGTTTCAAACTTGCGCTCAAGCCCTCTCAAGCTTTCTTGAGTTTCGGTTACTTGGGTTTGCACATCTTCTGGCGCAGGACTCCAGTCAGTAGCTAGAGTACCTTTTTCGAATTTAATCCTACGCACGGAATAGCTATTGTTTCCACCGTAATCGTATAAGGCCATTTCTCCCCTAGAATAACGAGGGTCATCGTTTGGGAAGATAACTGGACCTGTGAACGTGAACCGTTGCCATTCTTTGCTTGGAGTGATGTCTGCACTAGCTTTCAGACCGAAGCGGTTATTTTGATAGTGATAAAAATGTAGAGGACGAATTTCGCCACCTTCATTGATTTTTAAATCAAACGATAAAGTCCAAGTCTCCCCGACATTTTCTTGTGAAAGATATGGATGCAAAGGAAACGAAAAGAAACGCGTACTTGTTCTAATCTTCTCAGAATCTCGATAGTAGTTCCGACCGCCGACCTGCACTTTCGCAAGTGTCTTCGTAAGGCCGTTAATACCTTGTTCTACCTCTGATTTTGTCGCAAGACTGTTCATCTGAGTAGCGATACGATCAATAGCCTCTGTATTGGCCGAAATCTTTGTTTGAGAGTTTGCGGTTTGCGTCTTGATATCCTTGATATCTGTACCAATAGCTGTTGCTAGATTTTCAAGGTTATTCATGGCCATCACGCTTTCGCTGCGTTATAGGTTGCTACCAGGTCAACATTGGCAAATTCATCAATACGACGACCGAGGTCAGCTAATTTTTGCACGACTGCGCCTTCAGTGCTACCACTCAATTTAGCGATTTCCTCAGCGATTTCTTTAAGAGTGTCAAGATTTTCAGGGACACCCTCGCCCAAAATATCATTCTTGACTGCGGTTTTGGCCTGCTCGATAGCCTGCATTAACGTAGCGTTGTCAATCTTTGTACTGATCAACTGCATCATTACCTTGTTATCTGCTCCCAATGCGGAAGCGAATGCAATCAGTTTACTTGTATCCATTATTTCACACCTTTCCTAAATTGTAGTACATGAGTAAATCAGGGATTTCCTGACCCGCTCCAACTTCGCTAAGCTGTTTTTTTACTTCTTCAGCTTCAAAATATTCTGTTCCTTCTTCTGTAAGTCTTAATCCAAGCATATTTTTGAGTTTTTTCTCTTCTTCTTTGTCAACTATTTCTATACTTTTATCATCTACAGGAAAAATATTTTCCTCAATACATCTGTAATATTTACTGAAAGATCTCACATTGCTGTATCTTTTTCCTTTACAGTATGTGGCCGCACTTAACCCTGCTCCTATAAATTCCTTATTTCTCCAGTATTTCAGATTATGCACTCCACCCATACCTTTTTTTGAAAAATTGGATATTTCATAATGGACATATCCATTTTTTTTCAGGAAATCAATTATTTCTTCATACATTTCAGCTTCCAGATCCTGATCCATTTCAGATAAAATCCCTTTCTGAAGCTTACTCCAGAAGACTGTCCCTTCCTCCCAGATAAGTGAGTATATTGACACATTTTCAGGAGAAAGCTGAATTATTGTTTCCAAATCTTTTTTCAAGTCTTCAAGGCTCTGATTGGGAATACCGAACATCAAATCAACGGAAATATTTTCAAATCCTGCATTTCTGGCATCCCTGAATACCCTTACGGCATCCTCGCCGCTATGCAGTCTTCCTAAAAATTTTAGTACATGATCCTGAAAACTCTGTATTCCTATACTGAGCCTATTTATCCCTAATTTT